TTTGCCAGTCTCGTTCTCGGCGTTGTAGACATACTCGCCAGCGTTAGCCCACTCGGTTATGATCCGACCGTCTGGGTTGTCTTCGTAGAACCGCCTAATTCGTTCCTCAACTGTTTCGTAATCTTCCAAATTAAATCTTGCCATTATTCTTCTTCTTCCTCATCTTCGTATTCGGTTTCTAGGAACTTCCAGTTATCAGCCATCCAGAACGGAGCTGTCAGCCCCTCTATGTAGATTCGCTCTAGCTGCTTGTTCTTGTCTAGGACTACGCCTGACACTGCGCCGGTGACGTATGTTTCAATTCGGACTAGTGTGACTGTGTCGCCTAGAAATACTTGCATTACTTCCCCTTCTTGACTACTAGGAAAGGCCGACCTTGACCCCTTGCTTGTCTTGAGGCTACCCTAATTGTCGCGCCATCGTGTTCAATGTATGCGTGCTTGGCTCTGCCCATACTTGACATCACCTCAGACTTCATTTGCTTTAGCTCGGACTCCGCTTTGTCAAACGCTGCTTGCGCGGCTGGCAAATAGTGCAGTCCGTCAATCTGGACCTCGGTGTCGTCAATGTCTGGGTGCAGTTCTCTGACCGCCTGATAGGTTGACTCGGATCCATCCCAAGCTGGCGCTGTGTTGTTCTTGACCCCAAGCCAGAACCTTTCGGCAGCCTGCTTCATAACATCTTGCTCAAACTCGTCGGCTTCTACCCAGTACTCAACCCAGTCCATCGCTACCAGTCCAACGATGACCGCACGCTTGACGCCCATCACCATCATGTAATGCTGCACCTGAGCGACGTAACTTGGCGGCACTTCATCCCAATAATTTCTCGATGTCTTTGCTTCCACAATTACCCACTCGCCATTGACTTGGGTTAGCCCATCTGGGTTTGCGTGAAGGTAAGGAATTGTCGGGTGCTGGTAAGTGCCAGTCGTGAACACTTCCCAGTCTGGGTGCTCTCGCTTCAGTAGCGGCCCCATGATTACGGGTTCTAGTATGTTGCCCAAATCGGCAGGGAATGAGTTAATTACCTTTTGCGGCAGGTTGCCTGTCTTTAGGTGATGCAAGTAGAAGGCTGACTCCCAGCGATTGAGTCCGAGGATCGTGCCAATCTCAGAACCGCCGATGCCATCAGCCCTAGCTTCGTGCCACTCTGACGTGCCGTTCTCAAACACTCCAAGCAGCTTTGCGCCATTGAATGTTGCGGGTGCGTGAAGCTCCATTATTCCCTCTTTTCAAGTTAGTCTTAGTTTATGACCGCACAAGGACATCTTACGAGCCGATACATGGCTTTGCTAAAAAAGATAAGTGTGGCTGGCGGCGTGCCTTGTGAGAAACTTCCCAACGCGTTCTTTCCCGAGGACATTACCAATCCTGAGCAGCGCCAAGTGTCAACCAAGATGGCGCGTGCCTTGTGTAAGACCTGCCCGATACTTCAAGAGTGCTTTACCTATGCTCTTGAAACAAATCAGCACTATGGCGTCTGGGGTGGGACTACTGCCGACGAACGATAGTTAAAGACAACCGCACCACCTCTTGAGATTCCAAGAGACAGTGCGGTGTTGATGCTTTTATTCTAGCAATCATTGTGAACTTGCAATAGCCGACTAGCTTGGCTACTCTTTCAATCATGAACTCAGAGCAAGCACTTACGGCTTTAGCCGACGGCATCCGCGCAACTCAAGCGCCAGCGTGTCAAACGTCAGACCCAGACGCTTGGTTTCCAGAGGGTGGTTCGCCCAACCCAAACCTGCACCCAGCGATAAGGCTTTGCAAGGTTTGCCCGGTGATGATGTTGTGCCTTCAGTACGCGCTCATAAATAATGAGCAGCATGGCATCTGGGGTGGAATGAACTCGCGTCAGCGAGCTAGGTTGCGGAAGTCTACTTCTTGGTCACAATCGAAGTAAGTATTGACAACAGCGCCGAACCCAGCGAGATGCTGAAGAACCCAACCCAATCGGCTGAGAACAACCCGACAGTGCCACCACCTAAGAAAGCTAGTCCTGCTTGAGCGAATGTCTTTATTGCTCGTTCACCTGCGAAGTTCCAAAAAGCTAAGTTAAACATCTCCGTTAGTCCAATCTTGATTGTTTTTACCGTCTTGCCACGATGCACTAACAGTGTACGCCGTAGTAATGATTGAGATAAGCGATACGCCGCCAGTTATCAAAGTGACCCCGACTCCCCACTGGTCTACTAGGAACGTCACAGCACCGAAGATTATCATTGCGAAGCCGAGTCGATACGATCCAAAGATTAGCTTGCGCCGGAACTTCCAGCTTGCGCCGGTTGCAGACTCAGGCTCGTCCTTTAGAAAGAACACACCGTCAAACATTTTCACAAGGGTCTTTTGCAACATTCGCAAACCTCTCTTGCCGGTCGCTTAACGTTTGCCAGTATTAGCTTGTAAACGTCAACCTTGTCTGAGGTGACACCGAACACACCCTTGAGCGTTCTTGAGGCTGTGACGTGGACGTGAGGGCCTGACGATTGCCCTGTGTTGCCAAGCACTCCTATAGTCTGACCTTTGCGTAGCTTCTCCCCGACTGAATAGCCTGGCTTAGAATCCATGTGGCAGTATCCGAGATACCAGATCACGCCGTCTTTATCCATAGCTGTCTGCACTACAACCCAGCCTAAGACTTCGGAGAACTGAATCAACCGAATCGTGCCCTTGGCGATAGCAGGGATGCGTGTGCCGAGTGGTCTAGCCCAGTCAGTACCAGAGTGCGGTTGCATACCGTTTGCTTTGCGAAAGTTGCTCATCTCGCCATAGTGCGAGGTTATGTATTTAGCGTCATAGACTAAACGCCAATCTGCTGTCCTGTCAGAAAAGCGACTCACTTTGATTTCCTTGGCTTGTATTTCTTACCCATTAAGTAAGCTCACTAACCCGACTGCCACTGCTCCCAGTGTTGCGCCGTAGACTCCGTAAACAAGTCGGGCAATAAGCTCAACCTTTGATAGTCGGTTCTCGATGTCGGCAACCTTGCTTGGCAAGTACTTAAGTCCACGCAACTCAACAACCATCTCAATTTGCACGTTAGAAACTTCGATTAGTTTCTCGTACACCTGGGCGTTTGTGATCCTTACGGATGAGTTGGTTTCTTCTGCCATTAGCTATTTGACTTCTACTACCTTGACAACAGCGCCGACGGTATCAGAGATGCAGTAAAGAGTATCGTCAGCGTTTGTCTGAAAAACAGCGTTGTTAGTTTCGCTTAGCAGGATTCCTGTTGCAGCCGATACATCAGAGCCACCGACATAAGTTGCAGCGCCTTCGGTTCCGGACTGCAAGTAGACAACCTTGCTAGAAATGAATGGCCCTGACACTGCTGTTATTGAAGTGCCTACTGACACGCCTGTTGAGACTACTGGCATTATGCACCGACTAGGGCTAGGGCTTCGGCTTCGGTTAGCCCGAGAGCGATTAGCTTGTCTAGTCCTGACTGGCGAGTTGCGTCAGCGTCTGCCTTGGCTTGCTCGTCAACCAAGCGTTGCGCTTCGGCTTCGGCTGCCATAACTTCACGCTCGTCAATCTCTGCCTGAGTTAGCTCGATGATTGACTCTCGCTGACCTTTTGGCTTGCTTAGGTCAACTACTATTTTTACTGGGGTTTCTGACATTTGTTTTCCTAACTGATTATGTAAAGGCTGGCTGATGAATGTTCTGGAAAGGTTGTGAGACTGCCGGGATTCAAAGTTAAAGTTGTTATTGAAGCGGTAGAATTCCAAAGTCCAGCAGTTAAGTTTTGAGCAGCATTAGTTCCGTTATTTTCTGTAACGCTTTCAATCGAAAAAGACTTTACAGCTGAGCCTGAATAGTTTGTAGCATAAAATGAGCTGTTTCCGAAAGTTGAAGCTGTAGCCGTATTACCTGTTATTCCAAGAAAAACGCTTAAATAGGAATCAGTGACTGCATTGCTGGCTACGCTACTTCCACTCCCATAAAGAGTTGTTCTGAAATAATTAGAGCCAGTATCGCCATTTATCCTCAATAAAAGCGAACCCCAAACATTGGCATTTCCAGCATCTCTAGCGCTAACTTTCAACAACAAG